CGTACGTAACAAGCGTACGACATCTGAACATCCTGAAAACTCAGTTTCCATATGAGACGTGTAAGTACTCCTTCATTAGGAGCATTCTGAAAACTCAATTTCTGGATTCGGACGTGTAAGTACCCTTTTTCTTCTTGGGCATTCTGAAAACCTTTCATGAGACGTGTAAGTATTCAGATGTTGGAAGTGTGTCTTGAACAACTTAGCAAGTGTGTATGCTGATCCATTTTAATTATAGAGTCGGATCTCTTTAACTCCGTGATGTGGTTTTGGACAAAAATACAAAAATATGCTTTAAATTAGCTTTCCTTTTCCTTTCCTTTTTCTTATAAAAGCCATTTCCACTTCACCACCAATCCCTCCTGCAACCAGGGAGTAATAATATTGGTACAGTTGGTAACTGGATCTTACCACGGACTAACCTGGTCAATGCGTTACCGTTATCGCAAAGACTCAAGTATAAGACTTGTTAAAATCTTCTTTGGGACTAGTAAGTCATCCGGCCCTGGAGGGCCTTAAAATCCATTTTAAAACATTTTTCTTAGCTAACGCGATATGGTGACAACAACAATGAATAACAGATTTAACTTAATTGAGAACTTTACTACTATATTTAACCGCAGATCCGGAGAAAGCGCCCCGGACGTAGCCGATGATAGCAGGTCTGCGAATATTATTTCCCGTTTGAAGAAATTCTTCTCTCCTAAAGAGAGACGTATTAATCGAACAAGAAGAATGTATTTGGATATTTTAAATGAGTACGCTGGTAAGCGTATTGGTGAGGGCTTTATGGCCTCAAACCTTTCACGTTCTATTGCTAGATGTGCTCGTGCATCCGCCTTTTCGTCTGCTGTGGACTTACCAATCCGCAGTGACGTATATAATTCTAATTCAATAGCACTTCTTATCCATGGAAGTGTTGGTTGGATTCTTATGGGTTCCAGCAATGATGAGATCTTCACTCATTATGCTGATCTTGAACCTTTTTCTATCTGGATCAGGTACTTTGATCAAGATATCTACGAGATGTTAGCTCGTCTTCGTGTCGTTGTTCTCTTAGCAGCTTCAACAGTTGTTGATGATGACTTTTTGAAGGTTTATGACATTTTGGTTGGTATTGAACCAAACCCGGGACCGAACTCCCGTGAACGCAAGGCCCGCGCGTCAGCCCGAAAGCGTGCCTTGTGCTTAGCGGAAGTTTTAGCTCAAAAGGAGAAAGACCGTATGATTGAATTGCAGCTACGTGATGAGCGCCGTCGCAAACTTGATCAGATTTATCAAGCTGAAGGACTCTTTGAAGTCGGATTAGATTCCGAATCCAAGGGTTTCCTTCAGCAATTGATTGATCGTGTTTCGGTGGAATTTAAAGAACTCCACATAATACATGATCATCACTTATCTCCTCCTGAGTTTTTAGTATCTATTTTGACTTGGTTCAAGACCACAACTGGTGCTGTTAGAGATTTATTCTTCTCTTTCATACGTCTGTTTGTTTACGTTTTGCCCAAGAAAGTGGTCGAATTCTACAATGGGGTTTGCTCACTGATCTTTCCTAAGGCCGTTGTGCCATCGGAAGGGTTTTATGAGTGCGAGATGGGTGTTCCTGTTAACTCATTCTTCGCTGCCCTCTATTCTGGATCCCTCAAAGAGGCTATTGATCAGAGAAGTTGGGAGAAATTCATTACCACAGTGATGGAGATCAAGAAATCTGTTGGTTTGAATACTGGAGCACTCACCTACGCCTCCACTCTTCTGCGTGAGATTATAACATTTCTTAATGATTCGTTTTCACTGCAGATACCCAATTTTCTGGAACCAACCGAGCTTAAAGATCTCTTTGCGAAATGTGATCGCATAAAAGCTGAGTTCCGCGCTGGCGTGATTTCAGAATATGATTTCGCTGATCGTGTTTTTATGATACAAGATGAGATTGAGTCTCAGCTCTATAACAAGAGGCAGATTTTGGACCCTGTTTTAAAGGATCGCCTCCAATATATGTTGAGACGTTTTCAGCCCATAGTACAGTACTGTGAGCGGAACATTAATCCCAACAATGGTCCAAGAATTGAGCCTTTGGCAATGCTCATTGCTGGTCCGTCTGGTGTTGGGAAGTCAACTATCACTGTTCCTTTTCTACTCAGTCTGATGGGCAATATCTTACCCGCAGACAAAAAGGCGGATTTCATGAAAAACCATAATGATTTCATGTTCTTTCGCGCTAATGAAAATGAGTATTGGGATGGCTACAAGATGCGAAATGTTGCCGTTATCTATGATGATTTCGGTCAACAGAAAGACACCGCTGGTAATCCGAATCCGGACGCTTTTGAAATCATCCGATTGAAGAATACCGCGCCGTATCATCTTCATTATGCGGGGATTGAGGATAAGCAGCGTAATTTTGCTGCTCCCAAACTCATCTTCGCAACGACCAATCGCAATAGGCTCCATTTTGAGTCCATTATTTCAAATGAGGCTGTGATTCGTCGCTTTGATCTCGCATTTGTGCAAGTGCCAAAGATTGAGTATTGTGTGCCCAGTTATGATTCATCTCCATTTTCCCGTAAGTTGGATCTTGATAAGGTCCGTAAGGAATTCCCATTTGAGGAGTCTAAACCTGAGACGTTCGCCGAATTATCAGTTATGGAATTTATCGAATGGGACTTTCTTGTTGGCGCCCCACGAATGAACGGGCGCGTCCTGGATTTTAACGGACTATTGAAACTCGCGATCTCCAAGTTCAAAGAGCTTTCAACTAAAGGTGATGCTATGTTGCGTTTTCATGAATTTATGAAGACGTATTCTCCTGAAGGTGATGTATTTGTTGATGCTCCTGAGAAAAGCTTGAGTGATCGCCTCCACGATTTATTAGACTCATTAATAGAACTCGGAGATGGAAAGTATATGCCATCTCCGATTATGTCAATGGGTGCACGTCGTTTGGATTCCATATTTGGATCTTTCAATCGAGGAAGTTTTCTTAAAATTATTGGTCTGGTTGCCGGAGCAGCTGTTGCTGTTTACGGTGCCATCCAGGCTAGTAAGGCTCTTGGTACTTTCTTGTTTGGCAGTGGATTCCATGATGAATCCAATTTTACGAAGAATCAAGGGAAGGCAGTCAAGCGAGTCGTGCAAAAAGGTAAGAATACCCGCTCTGTGAAACGTGCTATGGTTCGTGTTGCGAAGTCGACACCACGTATGCATGCAGAGGCCGCTGTCCCCGATTTGACCCCCTACCTTTCGCTTATGCGAAGATCGATGTATCTTGTCGAGGTGCGTGGTAAATGTTTAGGGTTTTGCTTGTTCTTTTATAAGCGCCATTTTATGTGGCCCAGGCATTTCACAGACTATATTATGAATCTCGATGAGATAGAAGAATCTGATGGTGATTGGACTGAGATCATAAATTTCATCCATCCCATTACTAGGCGCGTTGTGTTCGCGCTGGATTTCAACAAGGACATTGATTATTGGAACTTGCAAAAGGACGTTGACATGTCATTATGTTATGTCCAGTCTGATAAGATCCGTAGTCACACTGATCTTCTGAGTAAGTTTGGAACGTTTGATGCTGTATCGCGCCTTGATGCTTCTTACGATGCTCAGATGATGGTTGATAGAAATGAAACTTTAGTTGCGCTTGCAACAAAGGTCATTCTTTCCAGTGAAGTGGAGTATTCGATGGGGGATATCACGTATAAATCACGTGGTCTCCATTATAGTGCGCCAACTTCCAACGGTGATTGCGGATCACTAATTCTAGCACATGATTCGCGCTTGCAGAGACCCACTATTTTGGGTATCCATACCGCGGGTTCCACTCCCGGAGTTATGCGTGTGAAAAATTGTGCTGGAGTTGTGGTGTTCAGGGAAGAACTTGAATCCTTCATAGCCGATACTGGTTGCGATGGTGTGGCTTTCACTGAGGAGGATATTGTTGAAATGATTCCTGAAACTGCGGAGATAGAGGGCTTCAATAGTCTCTGCCAAAAGCAGACACCTAGAATGCCTACTGAGACTAAAATAGTTCAATCTCCAATGGCACCTATGCTCTGGGAGCCAACTACTAAACCAGCACATTTGCGATCGTTTCGTAATGAGCAAGGTGAGTTGTTGAATCCCTACAAGCTTGCACGAGCCGGATACGTCCATGATGAAGTGTTTATTGATTACGATGCTCTGAAGAAAGCAGAGCATTATGTCGCGAATCTCATCTTGAATCATACCAAAGAACAACCACACAAACCTCGTGTTTTCACTTACGAGGAGTCCATTTGTGGTATTCCTGGTGTGGAGTTTGTTGAGAGTATCAACCGATCAACTTCCGCCGGTTATCCCTATATTCTTCAAACTAAGAAGAAGGGTAAGACCGAGTGGTTTGGCACAGGATCTGAGTTTGATCTTTCTACCCCTAAAGCTAAAGAGCTGAGAGGTAAGGTTGACAATATACTTGATTCCGCAAAAGAGGGAAAACGCTTGACCCACATATTTGTCGATGTATTGAAAGATGAGCGTAGACCCATTGCAAAGGCTGATGCCGGCAAAACTAGACAAATCATGACTTGCCCTATGGATTACTTGATTGCAACTAAGATGTATTTTGGTGATTTCATACGATTTGTGTGCGACACCAGGATTCATAATGGTATTGCGGTCGGGGTAAATCCGTACGCGGAATGGGGTAACTTGCGTGATTTCATGCAGGTCACTCCTGCTCACGTCTATACCGCGGGTGATTACTCGAAATATGATGCTAAGATCCCAGTTTCGATTGGATTGTCTTGTCTTCACATTATCGAGTCATTCTACGCCGGTTGTGACGAAGAGGACACCCGTATTAGAGAAGTCTTGTTTCAGGAGATTATCAACTCTAGGCACCTCTCATTGGGTACGGTTTACGAGTTTGTTGGTGGAAACCCATCTGGGCAACCATTAACTGCAGTTTACAATTCAGTTTGCAACTTGTTGATACTCGTTTACAATGCTGTTTTGGTTACGCGTTCGACTGGTCTAGATTTTGATCTGGTTATGTCGAGGACGCGCATGCAGGTATTCGGAGATGATAATATCATTTCCTATCATCCTGATGATGCCGATGTTTGGTCTCAACAGATCCTTGAACGAACCATTCCTTTGAACGTTGGAATGTCTTATACCAATGAGGCGAAGGATGGTAAGGAAGTGTCTGCCAGACCCATTGAAGCTATTAGTTTCTTGAAGAGATCCTTTAGATATGATGATGCCAAATGGCAATGTCCCCTGGAGCTTTCAGTTCTTAAGGAAACATTGTCCTGGATGAAGAAGGATTCGGTGCGTGAAGAGATGATCTTGCGTATTGAGGGGACGCTATCTGAGTTAGCACGTCATGGACGTGGCATTTTTCAGATGCATGCACCAAAGATCGTTCAGGCTTCTTTGAAGGCCTACGATTACTTTCCGTTGAACGGCGATTACTTCGTTGCTTTACGAAGTGATATGTCGTTGACGGATTAAAATCCTCACGACCTCAGCATGTCGTTAAAAGGCTGCTACGTGTTCCCACGACGCGTAGTTATTATGCTACACACCAACTTGAGTCTGTAATAATTGCCTCGCTAGTGTAATAACAGATTTCATGTGTGTAGAGTAGTGGGCCCCTGGAGTATTAACTCCTACTAATCAGGATGGGGGGGAGAGACACCAATATCCAGTCCGAGGCTAGGAATGGTTTTTGAGCTATTGCCATTCTTAAAATCTAAAGCTTGCTGATTCTAACGCCAATAGTGCACTTAGCCGTAGTGTTATAAACACGGCCGTGGGTGGTTCTCCATCCAATGTAAGTATTAAAACAAATTCGTCTGCAGCCACAGCTTCTGGCACACTGGGTGGTTCCGCTGGTGGTGCTGTTAATCACAACAACACTAATGAGACCCTCAATGAGACTACTACTGTAGCTGCAACGACTTTGTTTGTGAATGATGGTAATGAAAAGGTTCAAGAAGTTAGACCAACTTCTCTCGATTCTGAACTCGCCGTGAAGAAAGGTGATGACAACTCCATCGCCCTCTTTATGGCTAAACCTGTTCAGGTAAGTACCTTTAATTGGACTTCTTCTGCGACTAAAAACTCCAATTTGGTTTCCTTCCGAGTGTCGGATTTCCTTACGGGATTATCCACACCTGTTATTTGGAAAAACAAATTGAGTGGTTACAATCTCATGAGAGGTACAGCTGTTTTTAAAATTATTTTGAACGCTCAGCCTTTTCAAGCTGGTCGCCTTTTATTACATTTTCTCCCTAATGAACGGGAATTTTCCGCATTCGGAGATATGTACGTGAAACAGCATAACTTTTCATTATGTCAAAAGACTCAGCATCCCTGTGTTGAGTTGGACATCCAGGACGGAAATGCTACGATTAAGATTCCTTACGTCGCACCCGCGCTCTGGTATTCCAGAGATGTGGGTTACGATTGGGGAACTTTGTACATTGATGTCCTAAGTGAACTTCGTTCCGCAACTTCTACAAGTGTCAATGCATCAGTTTATTTACATTTTGATGATTTTGAACTTGCTGCTCCAATTTACGGTCCTGAAGGTTTACTTGATGGAATCACTGAATCATGGAATCTTGCCAAGCGTGAGCGGAATCGTACGAAGGATTCAGGTGTTGTCACCACCTTCTTCGATTTCGTTGCTAAACCACTTGATATACTATCTAGTGTGCCTGCCATTGGGCCTACAGCTAAGACATTTGGTAATCTGGCCAAATCGCTCGGAGACTTTACGAGTTATTTCGGCTGGAGTCGACCCTATGATGTTAAAGGTACGCAGATCGTTAAGCAACACAATCATTATCGTGGTTTCAATTTTAATGGAACTACGACTTCTGATGTGCTTGCTATGGATTCTATGAATCAGTTGGTGCCAATGACGAACTTTGCTGGTAGTGATGTCGATGAGATGGCTTTTAACTATCTCAAAGGCATTCCTGCCTATGTGGGTTCCTTCACTTGGTCCACAGGTGATGCAACCAACACTAATTTGTATACCAATATTATAAATTTGCCTTCTATAGGTGAGGCAGCTACCAGGACTTTCAATGGAGCTTCTGGTAGTGTAATTTCATACCCACCTTTTGTATACTTGGGAAGGTACTTTAGGTATTACCGTGGTGGTCTTGTGTTCACGATTAAAATCGTTAAGACACAATTCCACAGTGGAAGACTCGCGGTTACGTTTACGCCCACTTCGAGTGCCGGTTTTGTACCGACAAATGCGGAGCAGCGTTCTTACGTTTACCGTGAGCTTATAGATGTGCGTGAGAGTGATACATTCAGTTTCACTCTCCCGTACATGCATCCTTCCCCTTATCTCAACACTGGTTTTCTGCCAACGGATGCCAGTGCCGATGAGGTTTTTGGATTTTTCAAGATTGATATCCTGAATCCTCTTGTTGCAGCTTCAACTGTCAGTAGTCAGATTGAGGCATTGATTTACGTTAATGCCGCTGAGGATTTTCAATACTCAGCATTGGCTCCTGTTCAGTCAGTACCATTTGTACCAGAAATGAATACGGATATGCCGCGTATTTCTGGACCAATCGGTGACGCACCAGAGGGGAAATTTACCATCTCTCCCAATGCTTTATGCACGGGTGAGATGTTTACCTCCGTAAAGCAACTTGCGTCGATGTCTAGACCCATATGTAGCTCGACGTTTAGTGCTATAGGAACCACCGGCTATTCCGGTGCTTCCTTATATCCATACAACCCCGGTCTACCAAGGCAGAAAGCCGCTGGTGGCACATATCCCCAGCCGACCTCATTCGATTTTATATCGGATTTGGCACCTGGCTTTGCTTACTCTAGGGGTGGCATTAGGATTTCTATGCCCCATGCCCCCTCCAATGAGAGAAGCACTTATGCTTGGCATTCTGTGGTTGTGGGTGCTACTCCCTTGTGGTCTACCATAAGGGATAGCGCCTACACGTTGCCGGTGTATCCTACGGATATTTCGGCATTGATAACCAACAACAGGTATCTTTCGATGCCTGCGACGCGTAATGCGTCGTCTAACCTTTTGGATGTTATTTGTCCCCACTATGGGCAGACTCCATTCAGGTTGAATTATACCAATGCAGCGTACGGGAATGACAATGTTCCTACGATGTATGATTCACCAGATTATGTTGTCAATTTGATGGTCCCTACCTCTGCTTTAGCGGAGGTACCGAACAATAAGTTGTATCGATCTGGTGCTGATGATTATGCTTTAGGCTACTTCCTAGGTTTCCCACCCGTGGTCACCCAGGTTACCGTGGTCTAGAACATCACACGTCTTTATACTTAGACGTTAAAGAAAGTAGAGGGTTTTTCACTCAGTAGACCGACTGATGAATTTTTCCCCTCACACTTCTTGCATTAGGCTATAGCCTGTCCGCTTAACATTTTACGACCCCGTATATGTCTAAGCGGGGGCGTGATTTGTGACAAAAGTGGGCCGGTGTTTCCTGCCGCCCTTATGATCGGTACCTGCCTGCACGTGTTTTTACGTGTAGGTAGGAGTTTCATTTATTGCAAA